GCGAGAGGCCGGGCGGCGATAAGGATGACTCCGAGCGGACTCAATCTGACATCTGGTCAGAGATCATCAATGCGACGTCTCAGAGCGAATTTTTTGAGAAACTGGCGGCTCTTGCTCCTAAACAGCTCGGATGCTCTTTTAGCAGTCTGAAGTTGTATGCTGATTGGAAGTATCGGCCCGAACAGGAGGTGTATGAGTCACCGCAAGGCAGTTTCGAGGTGCCTGATGTGTTGTCTGATTGAGTGGAGGAAAACCTGAGGACTGAAGTTACAGGTAAGTGATCTTGTGCGTCGACTCTTTGCGCGCACAGCCCCTCCTCCCTAACGGTCGGTCCCCCGGAGGGGGGCTATGTGCTCGCTAGAGTCTCGAGCACGCTGATATACATTGGAATCAGGGGTATTAGAGTTCATGCTAACTTGTTTAGGTAGACCGAAGGGCTTGGTGTTGTTTGGCCAGACTAGGCTTGGAAAGACAGTGTGGGCTAGATCATTAGGCAACCACGCTTACTTTGGTGGCTTGTTCAACATGGATGATCTGCCTGCTGGCGTAGATTATGCCGTTTTCGACGACATGCAGGGAGGGTTCAATTATTTCCCCTCATACAAGCAATGGCTGGGTGGGCAGTTTCAATTCACGTGCACGGACAAGTACAAGCACAAGGCACGTGTTATGTGGGGTAAGCCCACCATTTGGGTGTGTAACAGAGACCCGAGGTTAGAGGTGTACAAGGCAGGGTGTGAACCTGACTTTACGTGGATGGAGGAAAACTGTATTTTCTACGAGATGGAGGACGCTATTTTTCGTGCCAGTACATAGTGGAGGTGCTAGACAATTTGATGATATCGCTCGACGTAGCACCTGTTCCAGGGAGAAAGATGTCAACAATGTGCATGTTGCCCATGCCGCGCTTGTCGGCGACAGAGGCATACGTTGTACCTTCAACAACACCACTTTCGTCGTCGTTGTAGGTGAGGTTCTTGTTGCAGGGATAAAACATTTTGAAGGCCCGATTGGTTCCAGCTTGGTTGCCTGATTTGATGACTCGTATCCGGTCAGATTTTAGGTCCACCCGGGCTGTGTCAATGGGGGCGGTAAGGATATCGCTCCAGTCGCGGTTCTGCTCTCCGCGGAAAAGATCCCGCTGCATGAGACTGATGGTATCCGGGGCGTTGTTGACGTACTGGTTGAAGTACAACCTTTCCCAACCGTTGGTACTGGACTCAATGGCCGACGTGGAGGAAGAATTCGTTTGGGTGGGGGTATCGTTGGGGGAGAAACTGAACCAGACGGCGTTTTTGGCGGTGAAGACAATTCTGCGCCAGTACCATGGGAGGCCGCTACTAGTTTCAATGCGAATATTCTCGGCGAAGCCACGAATAAAGCAAGTCTGGGAGGTGCGGAGGGACGAATCAACTATGCTGTTCTGGAGATCGGCACCGCTAGTGAGGTCCATTGCGGTTGGCGTGAAGACGCCCCAATATTGACTGTTACCGCTTACGAGCATAGGTCCGGGACCGATGGTGACGCTAGTCCCATTACTGCTGTTCGTGTTGACGTACTGCATCATGGTGTTCTTCTTCTTGCGACTGGTGACGTTGAGGATCCGCTTTTTCGACATTGCGCCCTTTTTGCGATAGGTGCGCTTCTTGACGGATCGTACGTAGGTCCGTTTCTTTCGTCCACCAGATCGGCGTCTTACGTACCGCCTTCGGGGTTTGGAGTACGCCATTTGACGGATGTGGTGCGAGGCAGCGGCGATCGTTAAGACAATCTGGCCCACAGTCCGGGGCGTTCTTGCATGCGTAGGAAGGCATGCGGGCTAAGCGGGAGGACCTCGGGTATTTATAAAGGGTTGTGTGCGTTTTTTTTTTGGGGTTCTACAAGGTTAGTTGCGAACCCCAAAAATTAACATGGTCAGGTTCAAACTGGACAACGTCAACTATGTCTTACTCACCTACTCCGATTGCCCGGACGATTTCGATCCTCAACTCATTGTCGACGCAGTTGTCGGAACTGGAGCGGTGTACCGACTGGGTCGAGAGTTGCACCAGAATGGAAAACCTCATTATCACTGTTTTGTACAGTGGGTTGACGGATATTCTTGTCCGGACGCCGCAGCAATTTTCAATGTGGGAGGCCGCAAGGCAAATATCAAGAGGTTCTCGGCAAATCCTGGACGACGCTGGGATTACGTTGGCAAGTACGCCAACCAGAAGGAGGGCCACTATATCATTGGTGATCAGTGCGAGAGGCCGGGCGGCGATAAGGATGACTCCGAGCGGACTCAATCTGACATCTGGTCAGAGATCATCAATGCGACGTCTCAGAGCGAATTTTTTGAGAAACTGGCGGCTCTTGCTCCTAA